CACTAAAAATGCGTATTTTGAGGTGATTCTAAGTGATTTTTGGGTGATTTTGTCAGTCCTAGGGCGTATTATAACTATGATTCGTTATGTAATATTTTAAAATTCTTATTTGTCGATTGATTTATCTAGGTTCGATACTTGTATCCCTCTTAGATAGTGTCTTTCTGGATGATAAGAGTCGTTAATCATCTTTTTTAAAATTTTAATTATGAGCATTTTAAATGTTGTCATAATCACGCCTTAGGTTTTAGTGAAGTTTGAGATATCAAATCAAATTTCGGAGTTATTACGCATCCATAGGATGTCGTATAATTCTATTTAGACAAAATGAAATCTTCACTAATTTCTGGCTGATATTTACATATGTAATACGCATCCACAACATCTGTAGCAGGTGAAGTGTATTTACATTCGAACATATCTAATACATTAAGACCTGTATCTAGAGCGAACTGCTCAGTCATCGCCTCTTTATTTGCATTACCTTTACCTGTAGCATACTTCTTTATAACAGAAGGTGCAAGTAGATTATAGTCCCAGTTATTTTGATAGAGTTTGTATTTAAGTAGTCCCATATTTTCTGCAATATGAAAGACTCTACCCTTTGAGGCGAAAGAGTAATCTTCTAGATTGATGATATGATTTTTTCTAGAAGCCATAGATTTAGGGTAGTATGTATTGATTATGTCTACGACCCAATCTGCAATATTTTCATATCGTTCAGACTCAGATGAATATGGTCTGTGTTCAGTACCCTCGAAAGACACACCATTGTGCTTGTATGCACCTACAAATTTCTTCTTAGCTGTTAGATAGTAAAACTTACAATCTTCGTATCTGAATTCATCAGTACTAGTGTTTATACATACTCCAGGGCAACTAAGACTGTAATCAATCCCAATCTTCATCTATATCTGTTTTTATTTCAACTTCTTCTTCGTGTTCGTGACCACAGAATGGACAAAATTGTTCCATATAATCTTCTGGTAATTCATGTTTAACTGTATATTCTGCTGAACAGTTATCGCATTTCATTTCTAATGTCATTAAATTCCTGCTGGTTGTGAAGTGATGTCTACAATCTCACACGACCCTGCCGTACAAGCAAGTTCTTGAGTGCCAGTTGTATTGTCATCACTTTCGTAATTTTTTAGTTCTTCAAAGTCAACTGACTTAGGCATTAATTTTTTAAGTTCATTATACTTTTCTTTATCGATATCTTGATAAGGTGCTTGTTGATATGTATGGTCAGAGTGAGGTAAGAAACTTACACCCGATACTTCGTCAAAGTGTTTATAAACCCACGCACCAACTTCCATCCACTCATGGGATCTTACTGATACTGTACAAGAAGGTTTGTGTTCACACCAGTTTCTTTGATATCTCAACCAAATCTCTAACTGTTCGATAGCAGTAAACTCATCCCTTGTAATCGCACCTTTAGGTGAAGCAGTAGGGAATGAAAATACACTTACAACTGATGGATTCATTACATCTGGTTCGTGTGGTATGCCTTGATCTTTCATCATTTGAGTTAGTGGGTCTTTATTATCACCTCTTACAGTTCTAATATAATAATCACTATGTCTTGTATGAATACCTGAAGCACTATCAACTAACTGACTGACTGTGCCAGAAGGTTTAATACAAGTTGTAGCAGCAGATTGAGGTATCTTGAGTTTCTTTGCAAAATCTTTATTAGTTTCTACTGCCATTTCTCGCATAGACTTTAATAGTTTAGGATCTGCTTCGATTGTTAGTTGATTGTCCATAATACCTGTGAGTGATACACCAAGTAATCTTTCTTCTTCTGTATTATCTCTCCATATCTTTCTTAGATATTTAATATCTGTAAGTGTAGATTGATATGTACCTAGTTGACTTGCAAGTCTAACTTTTCTTTTTAAATCTTTTGCTTCATCTATAGCACGAATGACTACTTCTGTTAGATTACAAAATTGATATGGTCTTAATATAATTTCTGAGCAAGGGTTAGTACCAAATTCATGTTCGGGATCTCTACGACCATTTTCTGCAACTTTCTTTTTCGCAGCTTCACGATTAAAGATACCTCTCTCGCCAGACTTTGAATCATATAATGATTTCCATTCGTGCATAAACAATCCCATATCAGGTGTTCTTGTATAACAAGCAGAGTTATTTGCCAATGCTCTTTGACCATTCATCTCCCACCATTGTCCCATTTTTGCTTTACGAACTCTGTCATCTTGAATATTACTTAGTGAGATTAGTGCTGATCTTCTTACACCACCAACTACAACTACTTCACCTACTTTACATACTAGATCATGGCATTCTAAACTGTCAAGTTTTCTACCAGCAGAATCTCTAAATGTATTGATTGCAAAATCAAATAGATTAACTAATGGTTGAGGACCAGAAGCACGACCACCAAATGTTTTAAGTCTTGCACCTGCAGGTCTTACTTTAGATACATCAATCTTAGGTATCTGACCAGAGTATAACATAGCGATTAGTTCTTTGAATGATCTTGCCCATCCTGTTTTACTATCTTCTACTACGATTATTGTTTCTGATTTTTCAACACGCTCGGCAACTGTTGGTAACTTTTCTACAAGATCCCTCTCTACTGAAAAACCAACGCCTGTGCCACATAATAATATATACATTACTTCATCAAAGGATCTTACATTATCAATAGGAATATAACTACAATTATAACCAGCAGTATGATCTCGGTCTAGTGCAGGTCCTGCCGTCATTAATGCTCTCATAGAAGGCATTACATCTAGATTTAAAACTGCTTCTTCTAGTTCTTCTCTATTAGGTATATTGTGTTTGTGATTTTGTTTTAAATGATTTGCCATGAAATCAAAGTATCTTGTTACAGTTTCAGGCCAACTCTCTCTCTTTTTATCTTCATCTACGAACCTCGCATATCTTGATTTATGAATGTATTGTTGATAACTTGTGGGTAGATGATTCGACATAGGGGTTATATCCTTTTCCATTGGTTTATTTGTTGAAGTGCTGAAAGTCCGCTAAATGTATTACTATATATAAGACTTGCCACCTGTGCTGGCGTCTTTTCTGCAATTATCATATCATTTATGTCTTTGTTTTCTAACGACTTTGGCCATATGACCAAATTAAATTTATCATCTACGGCATTAATCATGCGATCTACGATATGTTTGTTTCTAGGTTCATTATCAAAGATCATAGTGCATTGAGTGTGTTGTATATTTACAACAGCATCAGCACCAGCAAGTGCAATTGCATTGTCAAGAAATAAACTATCGATAGGACCTTCTGTTATCATCACAGGTTTGTTTAAATCAACTCTATCTAAACCATAAATCTTTTGTTTAGACTCATCAAATTTTATCGTGATGTACTTAGGTTGTTCTTTACCAAATGCACGACCCTGAAATGCAAAGAACTTACCTGCTCTATCATAGAAAGGTATTACGATTCTAGGATGATCTTGTCTTGTATCTGTAAACTTATTGGGTATAATACTGTTAGTCCACTCTAAGAAGTTAGGACAAAAGAAAAACTTATCCCATTGCTCTTTAGGTATAAGTCTTTTAAATAAGAATTGTTTTGCTGGGTGTGTTGTAACTAGATCGTCAAATCGGGTGAGTGTGTCAAGATGACGCTCATATGCTGTTTTTTTCGTTAGTTCTTTTGAAGGAGTGAAATCGAATTCTGTTTTATCTTCTTTTACTCTACCATCTTTAAATCTTTCGAAGATATACTCTTTGTACATTATCGGATCTAAAAACTTAATAAGGTTACCTAGAGATTGACCAACACCGCAATTGTGGCATTTGAAGAATAGCTCATTTTTCTTTTCATACACAAACCCCCTTGCCTTGTTAGATGACTTTTTAGAGTCACCACAATGCGGACATCTAAAGTTAAATAGTTTATCCGATTTTCTTTTGAATTTGGGAAGTCTTGTAGATAAAAGATTGAGAAATTTAATATCTATATAAGATGACATCTATACATTATAACAAAAATTGGTTGAAAAGTCAAGCAATCATTTCGAAGAATACTGGATTATTCATCAGTAACCCTACCATAATTGCACAACCTATGATTACCCATCGCCACTTCTCTAACATACCAACTCTATTATCTAACCCGGCTC